CTTTTGCTGACGTTGTCTCAACTTTATAAATCAATCCTAAATTAACAATATCCACAGGAATTTCTGGATCATAGCAAGTCTTCAGGCGTTTTTGCAACTTCTTTTGCTATTTCGGCTGCTTTCATACCCAACCAAGATTCCATCTTCTTCGAAGAAACTGGCTTTTGTCTTTTCCCTTCAACCATAAAGGTATCTTCATCTGAGAAAATATTAGGAACACCATCACCAGCATCTCCACGAATGATATGTTCTTTCAAATATGCTGTAGGATTTTCACACTTCAAGAACTTCTTTGCCATTGGTGAATATTGTTCAACATTAGGATATTTTTGAAGCTGCTGAAAATCTTTGTCTGCACTGACAATCAAAATCGATTCGCTCGAAGAATATTTTGTTGCCAAGAACGCAATAATATCATCGGCTTCTGCTCCAGCAACTTCAATGACTCTATAAGGGAAATATTCCTTCAAATCTTTCTTGATTGCATTTATCCATTCAAAAATTTTATCCCAATCTAGTGCAGATTTGTCTCTTCCTTCTTTACGCTTACCTTTGTAGAACTCAAAGAAATTTTTGCGCCAATAGCCTCGCCCATCGCAACAAATGACAATTTCTCCATATTCTTTGAAAAATTTTGAGCGATAATTTCTAATAGAATTCAGAACCATATGTCGCAGAAAATCCTCATCAAATTCTGCTCGTTTCATATGATTGATTTCAGCGTGAATGTTTGATATTACAATTTGTGAAAAATCAAGTAGGATAATTGTATTTTCCTCCGTTAAATCCTGTTGTTTTGAAAGGTTTGTGATTCAGAATTTCTACTCTGAAAATTGACCAAGGAGATTCGGCTAGCCAAGTCCTGCCAAATCTATCTTCAAAATAATACACATCCCTTTTAGAAACAACATCAAGAAAAGCATAGCTTAATTTTTTCATTGGCCTGCCGCCAGTCAATTTGAAAAATAGAGTTTTAATTTTCATAATTCGTCTCCACCGACTTTTATATTCCCGCATTCTATTGACTGAACAAATTCTGACCAAGAAATATATATGTCTTTTTCTTTGCAGAATGTCTTCAATCCTTTCACCCATTCACCAACATTTGGCCCACAGGTTTCGTAAGTAAAAACGAACATTCCCATATCTTCTGCTTTTTGGTCAAGACATTCGGAACAATATGCAAAAGTGACTGGGCCAAGAACAGAACAACAAAGAACGATTGCATCATTCTTTGAACAAACCTGACAGGTCAAATTTAGATTTTTTCTATCATTGGGAGATTTCATTGTGGTCATTCTCCCAGGGATATGTGACCCACGGGTCCTTTTCAGACAATCTGACAGCATAGAAATCAGGTTCAAAAACTGTTCCTTCACGACAATGGATGGTCGCAGCATAAACCTCCGCAGAAATCACCCTGAGATGCTCCACAATGGCCCTCAGCGTCATTCCAGAGTCCGAGATATCATCTACCACCAAAATTCGAGAACTCGCGTCTATGCTCGAATGCTTGTCATCTAAGAGCTCCACTTCTGCAGACTTAGGTTCACCATAGAGCTCTAGGTCATCGGCAAAAAATGTTTTCACTTTCGCAACTGCCAGCGGCAATCGAAAATAATGCGACACGTAGACAGCAGGCACAAGCCCACCACGAGATATTCCAACAATATGCGTGAAAGGAATGCTTGAAGACTCAATTTCTTTTATGAGTGCTTCTATTTCATCTGAATTTATCCTAACTTTTGGGCCGCCCTCAAATATCATAAAGAATCGAGCTCCTTTATAAATTGTTTTTTCTTATCCACAGTCTGCCAGATTTTGATATCCTTGTCAAGTCTCAAGATTTCTTTTTCTAACTTCTTGACGGTATCTCCAGTCAAATTGTAGATAGGAATTTCCAAAAGACTATTACAATGTGCTTCTGAAAATTTGTGATTCTTCATCTGCGCTTGGATGTCTTTCTTTTTCTCTCCATTGAATTTGATTTTTCCTTCCAAAACAAGACGAATAAACCTCGCTTTTTCAGATAAGTTATGACGTTTTTCTTTATCGCGCTTTATCCAAGCATCATATCTTTTTTCATACATCGAAAGGCGATAGTCACAGAACTTTGCAATCAATTCGCCCACACCATCAAATTTGCATAGTTTTCCTTTCTCGTCGATTACTGTGAGATTTTCCGAAAATCTCTTTTTCAATTTCAATTTTGTCAGTAGAGTATCATTGTCTATTTTTTTCAGCTTTCTTGGCAGAGTTATTTCAAAAAGAAATCCTTTCTTCGAACATTTGTCAACATAATTCAGAATTGTTCCAGAAGACTCAAGCCTATCGAGCTGAGACACATATTTTGCTCTGTCGTAGCCGATAGGAATTTCTACGACTTCAACTTTTGTAGGAGATTTTCTGATAATTTTTCCTGAAACAATCCAAGAATCGCCGTCTTCTTCAACTGTTCCTTTGAATTCAGGGAATGATGGAAAAAGATTCTTGTTAGAAATTTTGCCAGTAGAGAGATATTGCCTGCAACGAGCAGCAACATCTTTCGGATTTCTCGGAAGAATATCTGTTGCAAAACCAGTCGCAACACCCTTAGAACCATTGACCAAAACCCAAGGAATGATGGGAAGATAGAACAACGGCTCAGGATTTTCAGGGTCGGGATTTTCAGGAAGTATATCTAAATCAAAGAAATACTTGTCGAATTCATTACTAAGTTTAACGTGAGTGTATCGAGGACTGGATGCTGCTGTTACCATCCTCGTTCCAAAATTTCCTTCACCTTCAAATATAGGAATGTTATTGTCAAATCTTCTCGTCATTTTAATGATAGCTTCGGTCATTGAAGCATCACCGTGATGAAAATTTGAAATAGGGAAAGTGTATCCGGTTAGAGCAAGAGTTTTAATTTTTTTGTTTCGACAAACCTGCAATGCAGTGTAGAGTGCTTTTCTTTGGCCGGGCTTCAAACCATCAATCAGACTAGGAATTGCTCTGCGATATATTGTATAGAGAGCATATTCCCTCATAGGACCATTGATATGTTCTGTGACTGTTATTTTTCTCATTTCTAGAACCAATTACCTTGACTATCTTGCATAATTTTTTTGCCGCATCTCGGACACTTTCCAATAACATTGAATCCATCAGATGACAACTCTTTCGGCATCAAATGCCATCCTAGTCGGTCACAGGCCCAACGAGGAAGTGGTAGAAAATCATTCATCACCCATAGAATAACAGCAATAGAATATATTACAAAAAGAACACTAAGAAAAATTTCCACGTTCTCCTCCTATGATAACCAAACTTTCCTTGCTTGAATGTCGTCACCGAATGCCATTTGCAATGATTCTTCTCCTTTTTCATCCATCACAACAATTTCTGAAACAGGAGAATTTATCATTTGGTCATAATCATCTTCTTCGAGCGAACCCAAGCCTTTCGCATAAATGACATCCCAACCAGAATACTTTTCCGATTTCTTTTGCCATTCATCAAGTGAATAAAATCTTTTCGATTCTTTTCCTTTTCGAACTATAATGATAGGACTCTTAAGAATTTCGATGCGCTTTTCATCAAATAATTCTTTCCACATAGAAAAGAAATTGAGAAGAAGACCTACGATTGAACCAGCGCCGTCTAAATCAGCATCGGTACAAATACGAATCTTTCCGTAATTGAGATTTTTTGCTGGTTTCCCAAATTCTAAACCTATAATTGACATAATATCCGAAATGATTGCATTGCTGGCAACTTTAGACAATTCGTCTTTGTTTCTCCAATTCAGCGGTTTCCCGGTGAGTGGATATGCTCCGTGATATTTGTCGTCACGAACAGAAATAAAACTGTTAATGGCTGATTCGCCTTCCATTAAATGCAAAATGCACTTTTCTCTGTTCTTGCTGTTAGCGCGAATGTGAGTCGAAACTTTTCTATTTTTGTTATCTTTTTGTGCTTTTCGAATTTTTGCTATTTCGGCCTGTCGTTCTTTTGCTTTGACCCAATCAAGAACAGACTGAACAACATTTCCTTTCAGCAATTTATCAATTGTTCTATCACTCACAACAAAAGAAGTGCCATAATCTCTTTGTTCGGTGATAAGTTTTTCTTTTGTTTGTGAATCATATCTAGGATTTATGATTCGAGCATTTATGAAGAGCATCATATGACTGCGAATAGCGGCAGGCTTAACATCAATTTTATATTTCTTCAAAATGAATGCACGAATTTTGTCAATTATCTGCCAGGCGATATAATCAATATGTGTTCCGCCGGTGATTGTTTCGGTGCTATTTACAAAAGATACCTGCTGAAATCCATCATCCGAAGCTGCAATTCCTATTTGCCAATCCTCATTTGAATCATAAACGAATTCTTCACAATACATCGAGATATATTTTTTGAAGCTAGGAATCTTGATTCTTTCATCATTAAGATAAATTTTCAAATTAGGATTGCAGGCAGCAATATCATAGACTCGCTTGTTGATTTTTGCTCGGTCACCTACCGTCAAACCTGTACGATTAAATTTTGCATAATCTGGTCGCCAGGTTATTCTCGTGAAGCCCTTTTTCTTTGTCTTTTTAACTTTCGGGCCAGATGTCTCTGACATATTGTTCGACCAAGTTTGCACGAAAAACATTTTACCATCACAGGTTTCAACAACAAACCTTTCAGAAAAGATGTTTGTCAAAGAGGCACCTTCGCCATTCTGTCCTGTCAAGGAAGATTCTACATCATCATCAAAATTCGAACCAGCTTTCAACTCAGAAAAAATCATTTCTGGAATCCATTGCTGGTGTTCTTTATGAACAGAAACAGGAATTCCTCCGTTGTCAAGAACAGAGATTGTGCCATCATTTGAGATTGTTATTCGTATTGTGTCTAATGATGAATTCTGTCTTTTTGATTCGTCAACAGAATTAGAAACGATTTCATCAAACATTTTCAGCAGAGCAGGATTCCACGTTAACTCCTGCTTCACCATTTTCCCATTGAGAATTGCCCAAGCTATTGCTGTATGGTCAACAACTGAACCAAGATATCTTCCTGGACGTTTCAGAACGTGCTGAACATCGGATAATTTTACATACTTTTGTTCGAGATTCATATTACCTCAATGATTCAACATTTCTCGAAGTTTCTGATATAGGTTAGTTCCACGAAAAACACGCAATCCGTTTCCTTCAATCGAAAGATAGATTTCTTCAGGAACATCTATGACTTGAATGGATGAGGTCGCAGGTCGAGAATATTCATCTGGAAGAATCGATGGCATATCTTGCCAATATTCTCTTATGAATTCTTCCTTGTCTTTCACAGTTTTATGTAATGAATATCCATCTGGTCGAATGCCCCAACCACGTTCTGCCTCTTCCCAATTTTGAATAACAACAGGATAAACTTTCATATCTTCCCCTCCTCAATAGGAATTGGTCGAGCACCGACATTTGTTAGAACAACAACAATACAATTATCATAAAAAGATTTTCCGCATTGATTCGATACAAGTCTCAAATGAGATTTCAATGCACCAATGCTATTCCAAACTTTTCCTACTCTCTGAAATTTTGGTTCTGAACCACCAGAAGAAAACATACCATCACTGTTTTGGATTTTATATGCAAAATAAGTCTTCATATTATTACTGCTCCTATAAGAAAATTGGTGCGGCCGGAACCGCACCAATTTGTGCCGCTCTACGAAAGAGGTGAGTGAAAGGAGGAGCGGCACAAAACTACCAGTCAACTGAAATCACCTTTTCGACTTCTTCTAGAGTAGGATACCAGAAAGCACATTCCATTTTGTGGATGACTTCTAATGAAATAACTTTGCCTGGACGTTCACCATTCCTCTTAAGAATATCGTTATGTGAAGTATGAAAAACAATTGCAATAATATTGAAACCTTTACGGCGTGCTGGATTAATCCATTTGCGTCGAGATTTCTTAGACATATTTGTCATATCAATAAGAATATGTTTGTCAGAATTCAAAAATTTCTGAAATCTATCGTTAAGTTTTCTGTCGACTTCTTTCTGGTCGACATTTCTCCAGTTCTCGAGATAACTCTTTGAGCCGCCGAGCTCCATCACGATTTCATCTCGAGACACAACAAAACTTTCTTTTGCTTCATCCATAGTCTTAATGTATGTTGTTTTTCCACACCCAGGTGGACCTACAAGAAGAATCAATGATGGTCTGCTACCATCAATCATTTTTCCATTTCCGAGATTGAGACCAACATACTGCTCGTAAGTACCTTTTGTTTCATTTTTGCCTGCGGCATAAATTCTACCAGTCGTGTCATTTGTTGCAAGCATTGCCAAAAGAGACAGATAATCAGATTCACCAGCGAACGCAGTAGATACCCAATCAGAATCCCGAGTGCCTTTCTTCTTGTTCTGCCAGGTATAAAGAAACGAATGCTGAGCACACAACCGAGCGACAGTCAACATTTGTTCAGATGTCAAAATGTCAGAATAGGCTTTGCGAAGAACACCAATTGAACGATAGAAAGACACGCCATCGTGTCCTCGAAAAGAAACATAATTTGTATCAGGATTGACTCGCCGAGTGAATGCCTTACCAATATCGTGCAACAAGGACGCAAGCTGAACCTCAATCGGATGCTGATTGATAGCTGCCTGATTAACGACCATCATTGTGTGAGTCCAGACATCACCTTCTGTGTGATAAGGATTCACTTCTAGACAAGAAAAATTATGGTCGGAATTCTTCATCGCCAGAAAAAGTTCTGGACAATGTTTCATAAACCGAGCAATCAAATCTTGTGTGTCAACTTTCAATCTTTCATCCTTGTGTTAATTTCTTTCTTCCAAGCCTTTCTGTTTTTCTTGTTGTGAATGCGTTTCCATTCACGCAAATGTTTCCACCATTGTGGAGGACGAACAATCACACCTTTCTTAACGTTTGCCATCAATAATCACCCTTTTCAAGATATCGTTCAACAATTATATCGATTGCTTTTTCATTATTTTCTTCATAGAAAAGTTCTGAATCAGGTTTTGCGTCAGCAGGAAAAAACTTATAGCAAAATGCTTGGCCTAGTCGCTGTGATGCGCCTGCAGACGGCAAGAACTTACCTTGCCACAAAAATTCAGCAAACTCTTTTTGGGAAACCAAAACTGTCATCTTCACCTCCTTCTTGTGCAGCAAGTCTAACACATCACTGATATTGTTGTCAAGAATTATCTGTTTTGGTTTGTTCAGGGACATTTCGAGAGAAAACTTCGATGGTCATTTCTTTTGTATATTTCATAAAATGAGCAACATTAGCCAATTCTTCTGCAAGCTCCTCAACACTGTGCACAGATATTTGAGAAGAAATTCGAGAATCTAAAATAACATTGTAGGTGAAGATTTGCTTCGACATTTTCAGTTTTCCTCAATCATTAAAAACCTTCAACAAGCAGCAGCCCAAATTCTGCTTGTAAATAAAAGCAGTGCCATCGAAAGAGGAATATACAAAAGGAAGCATATTCCCTATATTTGTCTGAATTTTTACAGGAGGTTTTGTTCCGGGCTTGAAACCGAGTTCTGATGCTTCAACAGCATAGGTATTGTATTCACATTTGGTAACGATATTCTTATCAGCAAAAATCATATATAACTCCTTCACCCACTTTTGTAATAATAGTCTAAACCATTTGAGTGAAAAAGTCAAGAAAAAAATGATACGAGAAAGGTGTCTTTCGACACCCTTCTTTCTTAATTTCCTAGATTAAATGCAAGAGCTGCTATTTCTCTATTTGTAGGTTTGTTTTCACCATCAAATAGCGAAGCGAATGCCTTTTGTATTTCTTCTGGCTCTAGTTCAGTAGCATCGTTTCCTGCTTTCAATGCTTTCGAGAAAAGCGTTTTTCTTGAAACTTCTTTTCTAATCAAATCAAGACCGTTCGAATTCCACCATTCATCGAAACTTCCAGGCTCAAAAAGAGGTGTTTCATCAACAACATCTTCTCCTCGTTCTTCATCGATAACATCTTTCTCTGTCTGTTCTACAACAGCTTCATCTACAGCAGCTTTTTCTACCTGCTCTTCGACAGCTTCTACAGCAGCTTCTTCTTTCTTTTTCTTTTTGCTCCAGACCATTTAATAAAGCTCCTATCTGTGTTATTGATTATTTATGTTTTTGTGCAAATACTTCGCAATATAATATGAATCAATCAGGTCATCAACAGGAGAAGGAATATTTTTTGTGCGCGAAGATAAATTCATTTCATCAATTAAATTGATATTTGTTTCTTCAATGAATTTTTCAAATATTTCTCTTTTATCGGCCCTGCCGTTACCAGTAGCAAATTTCTTAACTGTCGGCGGAGAAACTGTTCTAATTTCAACTTTATTTTTGTAGAGTTTATGTTTCAACAAACCGCAGTTCTCACCAATATGGAAAATTCTTCCTCTTGCGGCAAAAGCGTAGTCTTCAATCATCGCTATTTCGACACTATGCTGAATGATGAAATTCTCAAAATTTTGTGAAAGTAGGTCAAACCTTTCTTCTTGAGAAAAAACTTTAGGCCCAGGATTAAGAAAAACCTTGATTTTTCCTTCCAAATATCTCGAATCTAATTTTTTGTTTGAAGGAACTGTCAGAAACCAACAATTCGAAAAAGAAAACTCTTTCTCAGAATCACACACACAAATAGCAGGCGAAGTCAAAGAATAATCAATTCCTGCTATTTTCATTCGGCTTCTTCTTCGAATGTTTCTATCATTTCTTCTCCACACAGAGAACAATATTTTATCTGATAGCGGTCATCATCAAATGTATTAAAAATTGAATAAACTCCTCCACAATAGCTACATTCTACTCTAGTGAATCTGTCGATGAACATTACCATCTCCTATAAGTTTTTGCATTATTTAGTGATGGTAATTTTTTGGGTTTATTTCTACACATCCCACTTTATATTGATAACGCTACCTAATCGGAAGCATCGCCATCCTTCAATTTCAATATCATATACAGGAATAATTGTGGGACTCGGAACTCGACGAACATTTGTTGCTTCCTCAACAACTTTCTCACTCACTGGAAGAACATCTGGTTTTAGAGTGCAGCGCATCACTCGCTCTGAGCCATCGACTTTCTTGAATGTAACTTCTGCAATGCAAGTTTTGAGTCTATTGATTATTTCTTCACGAATCAAATTCATTTCAGTCTCCTATTCTGTTACTGGTATAAAATCAAGACCATCTGGTGTGTCTGACCGTTCAGGGTGGTCTAAATCAATGTGTGCTTGAAGCCAGGTGACGTTGTTTCCGCAATGAGGACACCTTTCGCAACAAGGTATGCAATGAGATACCTTCTCCATTCTATGACATTTGCACTTGCAAAGAAAAGATGGACTCTTTGGCATAGCTTCTAGCAAATTAGAATAGAAGGACTTTGCGGAATGGCTGTAGAAGGAGAAATCTTATTGAATGGAATATAATCTATTCCATCTGCACAGTCTGTTTTCTTTTCGAAAACAGAATAGTCTGGAGTCATCTTTCTAAATACGAGAGCAAGATGGTCTTTGACTATTTCTGTCTGCAATCTTGATAACGCTTCTGCATTAGAAATTTCAAAGAATCCCTGCAACCAATAAACAAACTGTTCTGGTGTCATTTTTGTTCTATTTTCTATCTTTTCCATATTTCCTCCTTATGTCAGTTCACAGGCATTGCCGGTACAAGCAAATGTCTTTGTTCCTTCTGTGTTATCCTCGAACTCATAGTTCCTCAATTCTTCCCATTTTATTTTAGGAAAACTCTTCATCAGCTTTTTATATGTAGCCTCATCAATTTCTTGATAAGGTGCTTGCTGATAAGAATGGTCGCTGAAAGGAAGGAAAGATACGCCAGAAACTTTGTCAAAGTTTTTCCAAACCCAGGCACCAACTTCCATCCACTCATCTTCCTTCACATAGACAGTGATAGAAGGCTTATGTTCGCACCAGTAGGTCTGATACAACAACCACATATCAAGCTGCTCGATAGCAGTCCGGTCGGTTCTCATAACAGCATTTTCTGGAGATTTCATTGGAAAAGAAAAAACTGTCGTTGAATCTGGCTTTGTGATATCTGGTTCGTTCGGAACACCTTGGTCTTTCAAAAATTGAGTCATCGGGTCTTTGTTGTCGGCACGAACTGTTCGAATATAATATGGTGAATATCTATCGTGCATTCCCGAAGATGAATCGACGAGCTGTGAAACCGTATTATGTGAAACCATACCATTCGATAATTGATATGAATGTGTATTTTCAACTTCGATGTCTACCGTCAATAGAGGTTCTTGCAGTTTTTCTATTCTTTTAATTCTCATATCTTTTTCTTTATAGAAACTTACAATTTCATCATCTTCCGTAAGTTCGTCGACACGTTTCCAACCATCGGCAGTTTTTAACTTATGATTGCCTGTGAACTTATATACATTTCCGAATTCGTCTTCAATCTCGAACACCTCAGAAATTCCATTCACATAGAGTTTTGTAATCCTTTGTTTATCATTGTTTTCATCATACACAAAAAGCTCTTCTTCTGGTTCAATCCAAGTTCCGGGTTCACATTCAAACACATTAGTAGATGGTCCTAGCATCGCAAATATAGCAGCCATAGACATATCACCTTCAGAAGTTCTAACTTTTGTGTCTAAACTACAACAGCCCGAGGGCTTTATACAGGTTGTTGCAACAGAAACATTGACACCAATTTTCTTGGCCCATTCAATGTTTGTTTCAATAGCAACTCTCTTTAAGATTTTCAAAATTGTAGGCAATTTCAATGCCTTCCCGCCACAAAACTCTTTAAGTGTTTCGTGGTCAACCTTTTGACCAGACATAACAGGATTGTCCATTATTCCAGTCAAAGAAACTCCTAGAAGACATTCTTCCTCGCTGTTTGATTTCCATTTTTCGTCAAGATATCTAAAGTTCGTCAAAGATGATTGAAGTGTTCCTAGAATTGTTGCAATTCTGACTTTTTCTTTCAGAGATTCTAGAGTATCATCTGAACGTATTACAACCTCAGATAGATTACAGAACTGTTTTGGTCGGAGAATAATCTCAGAACAAGGATTTGTGCCAAAAGGATGTCGCCAATCTCGACACGGAATACTCTCATCTATATTTTTTCTAAATTCAGAAGATTTTTTGATTTGTTCTACCGATGCGACTCGATTGAATATGCCACGTTCTCCTGATTTAGATTGATAGAGTGCCATCCACTCTTCAAGAAATGCTCCCATATCTGGCTTTTCAGTGTAGCAAATTGAATTGTTTGCGAGGGCACGCTGGCTTTCATTTATCCACCATTGACCCATTTTTGCTCGTCTCATTCTATCATCAGTAAGATTTGAAAGTGAAATTAAGGC